AGGCGCTGACATCTCGCCAACCAAGATTGCTGGCACTGCTGTCATTGATAGCGATGCAAGGCTGTCAGATGAGCGCACGCCGACCGATGGCAGTGTGACTAACGCAAAAGTGGCGGCAGGTGCGGCGATTGACCAGTCCAAGATTGACGGGCTGACCGCATCGCTAGACGGCAAAGCCAATCTGGTGTCTGGCAAAGTGCCACAAAGCGAACTGCCAGCCATCGCGCTGACTGAGGTCGATGTCGTGGCAGACATTCCAGCCCGTGACGCGCTTAGTCCACAAGAGGGCGACGTGGCTGTGGTGCAGTATACGGGCGCAGGTGACGCGTCTACGTTCATTTATGACGGCACGGCATGGCAAGAACTGCTGACGCCTGGTAGCGGCATCACCGCAGTCACGGCATCTCAAGGCTTGGCGAGCACTGGTGGCACGGCCCCTGAGATAACAATCGTTGACGGCGGTGTGACTAACGTCAAGCTGGCCGGCGGCATTGACCCGACTAAGGTTACAGGCACGGCAGTGGTGGACGCTGACGCTAGGCTGTCAGAGGGCGCGGCAAGTGCCGAGACGGTGCGCTCACTTGGTACAGGCGCAACCCAGGCGCTGCCTGGTGACTACGATGTCGCGGGCCAAGCGCCCGTGCAGTCGGTCAACACACAGACGGGCAACGTCACGCTCACGGCCTCGGATGTCAGCGCGTATCCTGACACTAACCCAAGCAACTTCATCGACGCCGCAGGTGCGCCTGTGCAGTCTGTGGATGGCCTGACGGGTGCGGTTGATCTGAGCGGAAACTATGACGTGCTGGGCGCGGCGGCTTCCGTGCAGTCTAATCTGACTGCGCACATTAACGACACAGCCAACCCGCACAGCGTGACGGCATCACAAGTGGGCTTGGGCAACGTGCCCAACCTAGACACAACCGATGCGGTCAACAAAGCGCACGATCAGAATACAGACACAGCTCTGGACAGCGGTGGTGCTAACGAGGTCACTGCCGCCGACATCAGGGCGCACATTGACGCGAGCGATAACCCGCACAGCGTCACAAAAGCACAGGTCGGGCTTGGCGATGTTGACAACGTGTCAGCTGCCGACCTGAGAGATCGAGCAACGCACACAGGCACGCAAACGCTGGCGACCATATCTGACGCAGGCACTATGGCATCTCAGGATGCTGGCAGCGTATCTATCACTGGCGGCTCGATTGATGCCGCGATTGACTACGACAACGCAAACAGTACGCTTACAGCCAGCCTAGTACAGACGGCCATTGACGAGCTGGACGACAAAAAGCTCAACGTCAGCGACCTGTCAGCCAGCGTCAAGTTTTTCGCCACTAGCGCGGCGGGCGCTGTGGCGGGCTATGGCAAGTTGGTCATTGATACTGGTGACGCCGACTTTGATGATCCCGCCGTTGCTGTAACGGTTGGCCCATTTAGCGGTAGTGACAACCTGCTGGGTTCGCTTGTGTCAGATGCGGGCGTGCTTGTCGGCAATACAACGTCGATCAACGTCACGACCATTGGCAATGTTCGGCGCTCAAGCGGCAACCAAAACGACGCCGCCGAGTTTTACTTTGAAGTTTACAAGCGCGACAGCGGTGGCACTGAAACGCTTATTGGCACGTCAAGCAATACCAAGTCAGTCTCATCTGACACGTTCCAAGAGTTTTTTGCAGACGCTTTAATCGACGACACCAACTTTACCGCGACTGATCGGGTGGTCGTTAAGTTTTACGGTTCGGTGGTTGAAGGCCCAGGCGGGCGCACCTATGAGTTTCAGTACGGCGGCAATCAGCCGGTGCGCACATTGTTCCCCGTGCCTGTCACTGTTGTGCCGACAGACCAAACAGCGGCGCAGGTGCAGGTTGATGCAAGCGGCTTTGCTGGCTTATTGTCTGGCACGGATGATGACGTGCAAGCAGCGCTGGCCACGCTTGATGGCGTCACCAAATCTGACATTGGTCTCGGCAACGTAGACAACACCGCCGACCTTGATAAGCCGATCAGCACTGCCACACAGTCTGCGCTGGATGACAAAGCTGACAACACCATTACAGTCACGGGCACAAACGGCCTGCAAGGTGGCGGCGATTTAACAGCAGCGCGGACGCTAGAACTAACGGCCTCGGCACTTGCCAGTCTAAACCTTGCTGATAGTGCGTTACAATCAGGCGACCCCGCAACGGATATTGCGTACGACAACACGGCAAGCGGGCTGACTGCGACAACGGTACAGGGCGCGATTGATGAGATTGTGGGCATATTGGCGAACGTCCTAGAACTTAACACGGGATCATAGATGGGTATTTTCGACAAGTTTAGAAAGCCGGTAGAGCAAAAGTCGGTCTCACTGCCGGAGGTGTTGTTCACCTTTAACCGTGGCTTCCCGCAGTGGCAAAACTGGGATGCTGAGACAGCGGTCGAGGAGGGCTTAAAAGCATCGTCCATTTTCTACGCGTGTTGCAGGTTGCGCGCTGATGCGGTGGCTCAAGTGCCGTGGGTCGTCAAACGCAAGGTCGGGAACGAGATGGAGGAGGTTGACGATAGCCCGCTTCATCGCATACTAGAGCGGCCCAATGACAGCTTTAGCTGGGCTGAGATGATGGAGCATCTGGTCTATCACTTGGACTTGGCTGGTAACAGTTACTGGTCAATCCTTAGAGCGGGCAACGAGGGTTTGCCGCGTGAGGTATGGTCACTGCTACCACAGGCGATCAAGATCATCCCAGGCCGTGAGTCGCTGATTGAGCAGTACCGCTATGACTATCGAGGCACGATCAAAGACATTGACGCGGCTGATATGTGCCACGTCAAGACGGTCAACCCAAATGACTACCTGTTCGGCTTGCCAACCATTCAAGCGGCAGGCAAGGCGGTGGACATCGACCGCGAAGCTGGGCAGTGGCAGTATTCCAGCTTGCACAATCGCGGCGTTTCAGACTACGCCATCATTATCGACCCAAGCACCACGCCGGAGCAGGTCGAGCGCCTGAAGCAGTTGCACAAAGAGCGCAACGCCGGCGCGGATAACGCACGCTCACCAATGCTGTCAACGCGCGACATCAAGACCATGAACCAGACAGCCGTTGAGATGGACTTTGTTGCAAGCCGCACAAAGGTCTGGTCTGAGATTGCGTCAGCGATGGGCGTGCCGTTGCCGATGATCGGGGTGCTAGAGGATGCGACGCTGGCGAACATCGAGACCAGCCGCAAGATTTTCTGGATGGACACCATCGTTCCGCTGTTGCGCAAGATCAGGTCGCAGGTCAACGCGCAACTGGCGTCTGAGTTTGGTCTCTATCTTGACTACGACCTGTCTGCTGTTGAAGCAATGCGGGAGGATTACGGGCAGAAACTGGAAGCGGCAGAGCGTTTGTTTCGCTTGGGCGTGCCGTTTAACCGCATCAATGAAGTGCTGGAATTGGAGATCGGCGAGATCGAGGGCGGTGATACCGGATACCTCCCAGCCGGCCTTATCCCGTCTGACTTAGAGCCGATTGAGTTGGCCGACGCTGACCCTGAAACGCTGAAAAACTTAGCATATGGCAATAAGTCCTAGACGCCAACGGGCGCTGATGGATCGCCTTGAGGCGCGTTTTGCGCGGTCTTGGCAATCCGAGATTGCGCGGGCTATTCGTGCATCAGCCAGGGAATATGGCGACACGCAAAGCACGATGCTGGCGATGGGCAAGCACCGTGAGAACGTGGACGCCTTGATCCGAAAGCTATACGAGGCGACCAGCAACGAGTTTGCGCGGCCCATATACGAGAAAGCCAACGACCGAGGAATGGTGACTAAAGATTTTGAGAACTTTCGGCGGCTTGTTGAGCAATTTATCATCGGCGTTGGCGCTGGCAAAATATCGCAAATCAGCAGCACGACTGACCAACAAATCAGGCAAATCGTACAAGATGGCGCGTCAGATGGCCTGAGCGTTGATGAGATCGCCCGCAAGCTACGTCAAAACGCCCCGATACTGGCTGGGGTTAGAGCGGCGGTAATTGCCCGCACAGAGACTCACAGCGCGTCTCAGTGGGCGCAGGTGACAGCGATCCGCGACACTGGCTTGCAGTTGCGCAAAGAGTGGGTCTCGGCGCTAGATGAGCGCACGCGGTCTAACCACCGAGACGCCAATGGGCAAACCGTTGGGCAGGATGAAAAGTTTACAGTGGGTGGCGAACAGCTAGAGTTCCCAGGCGATCCGGCGGGCAGCGCTGGCAACGTTATCAACTGTCGATGTGTACTAAACTTCGTGGAGTAACAAATGGAAATCAAGAGCTTTACCCTGAAAGACGTGGAGCTGGATGAGCGCACCTTTACAGGGTACGCCGCTGGCTACGGGAACGAGGACAGCGATGGCGACATCATCATGCGTGGTGCGTTTGCCGAGTCAATCGCCAACGACTTTCCGCGCAAAAAGATCAAGATTTTGTGGCAGCACAACAGCAGTGAGCCGATTGGTCTACCGCTTGAGATGTCCGAGGACGAGCAGGGCTTGTATGTTAAAGGCAAGATCAGCAAGACCGAGCGCGGCGATGAAGCGATGGAGTTGCTACGCGATGGCGTGATCGACTCGATGAGTGTCGGGTTTATGATCCCCAAGGATGGCTACGAATACAACGACGACGGCAAGCGGATGATTACGCAAGGCCGTCTGATGGAGTTTAGCTTGGTCACTTTCCCCGCTAATGAGCAGGCTGTGGTGCAGTCTGTCAAAGAGGTGAGCGAGCGCGAGATTGAGCGAGTCCTGCGAGAGGCAGGGTGCTCACGGACGATTGCCAAGTCAATCGTTGCTAACGGCGTCAAAGGTCTGCGGGATGCAGAGCGCGAGGCCAAAGAACTGATGGACTTAATTAACGAACTGAAAGGATTAGTATAATGGAAATCAATGAGCTTAAATCATCGCTTCAAGAGACCATGAGCGAGATCAAAGACAACGTCGAAAAGCGTGACGCCGAAGTCAAGCAGTACGGCGAAGTGACAGAGCAGACTGCCAAGCAGTTGACCGAAACCACCGACCGCCTCGACCAGATCAAAGCTGACTTTGATGGCGTCAACGAGCGTTTGGAAAAGATGGAACTGGATCGCCAAAAGATCATGGCAGGCGAAGCCGAGCCGAAGTCTTTGGGTGAGGAGTTTATTTCGTCTGACGTGTTCGCAGAGATGGCCGAGAAAGGTCGCGCGACTGGCTCGGCCTATCGCGTGAACAAAACCATCTCAGGCTTGGGCGCTTCGGCCGGTTCGCTTGTTCGCCCTGATCGTCGCCCTGATGTCATCGTGCCGCCTACGCGTCCGCTGTACATCCGCGACCTGTTGCCGACTGTACCCACCGCGTCTAACGCCGTGGAAGTCATGCGCGAAAACGTGTTCACCAACAACGCAGAGCCACAGGCTCCGTCAAGCGCCAACACTGCAATCGGCGCTGGTGAGTTTGAGGCCAAGGCACAGTCCAACATCACGTATGAGCTGCTGACTATCCCAGTGCGGACAATGGCTCATTTCGTGCCTGCGTCACGCCAGGTCTTGACCGATGCCAACCTGCTGCAAGGTCTCATCAACAACCGCCTGATGCGCGGTTTGTTTTTAGAGTCTGACGCACAGTTGTTGTTCGGTGACGGTACTAACCAAAACCTGACTGGCTTGATGGTTGACTCGGACGTGTCTGACATTGGCGAACTGGATTCAGGCACAAGCTCTGCCGACGTGCCAGCGGCTATGCTGGATCACATCCGCAAGGCTGTCACTGAGTGTCAGAAAAATGAGTTTTACGATGTCAACGGCGTGGTGCTGAACCCTGCCGACTTCGAGACTCTCGAAACTGCCAAAGGCTCAGACGGTCAGTACATCTGGGTCAACGTTCCGACTGGCGGTGAGCGTCAAGTCTGGCGCGTGCCGGTGATCGTGTCTAACGCCATGACTCAGGGCAACTTCATCCTGGGTGACTGGACTAGCGGCGCGACCATCTACGACCGCGAGCAAATGGACATCCGTGTCTCTGAGTCACACAGTGACTTCTTTGTCAAGAATGGCGTTGCTATTCTGGCCGAGGAGCGCTACGGCTTCGGCATCGAGCGTCCGAAGGCATACGCTAAAGGTCAATTTAGCGTTGCATCATAAGCAGTACAGGGGAGGGGCTTCGGCCCCTTCCCGCCTTTGAGGTAAATCATGAAACGATACAAGCTATTGAAAAACAGCCTGCGTGGTCGCAAGGGCGAGATCGTAGAACTGCAAGGCGATGTCGTGCGGCAGTTGCAGGCGAACGGAATTATTGGCGACCCTGAGCAGCCCATCCGTGGGCCAGAGGTCAAAAAGGTTGTAGAGCCTAAAGAGACTAAAGGGAAAAAGCGTGCAAGCAAAGCCACTAAGTGACACAGTTAGCCCTGTCAGCGTGCAAGAGCTTGAAAAGTTTCTTGACGTTTACGATGACCCGATCCTTGAGGATATGCTGTCCATCGCCACGGATGCGGTGATTGCGTATCTTAATGTTGACCTATTGCCCAGGCAGTGGAAATATGTGCAAAACCTGAAACGCGTTCCGCTGACGGTAGACTACAAGCGTTATCCGCAACGCGAGTGGGGCTGGATAGAATTGCCATACACGGCGTTGGTGACGGTTGATAGTGTCGAGGTAGATGGTGAGGCTGTCGAGTACCTTACAGACGACGAGAGCCGCCCTGCGCGGGTGTATCCCAAGACTTTCGGCGATCAGCTTGTCATCACTTACACGGCTGGAAATGCGCGCGTTCCGGCGACGGTTAAGACTGGCATCAAGATGATGGCAACGTATTTGTATGAACACGCTGGGGCTTGTGATGTCACAGAGGCAGTGAGCAAGTCTGGCGCTGAGGCTGTCTTGAGGCAGTATCGGGTGGAGTGGTGAAGTGTTGCGACATGTACCGTGGGAAGCTGCGGAACACAATCGAGTTACAGCGGAAGGATCGCACCGATGACGGACTGGGCGGGTTTGATATTGCGTGGAATACTTATGCAACCGCCAAAGCCTACGTCGAAACCAAGCCAGGCAAAGAGGTCGTTATCGGCGACAGGCTGGAAGCGTCACAGGTGATCCGCGCAACTATCCGCTATCGCGCTGACGTAGACGAGACAGACCGCGTGATTTACAAAGGCAAGGCGCACAACATCCGCTCGGTGTCTAATCTTGAGGGCCGTGATAAATGGCTGCTATTGGATATGGAAAGAGGGGTGGCGGTTTGAAGATTAAGCTGTCCGGCATGCTTGCAGACAAGCGCGAGTTAAAACGGCGCGGGCATAACGTTGAGGACTTGCTTGATAAAGAGGTTTTTTTAACGGCAAATTACGCTGCCAAAGTATCGCGAGACTCAATTAAGCGCGGCATTAAAACAGGCACGACATACGAAAAATACAAGCCGCGCCGTACGCACAGGGCATCAGCCAAAGGCGAGCCGCCCGCGACTGACACTGGTCGGCTGGCAAGTAGCATTACACAAGAGCGCACTGGACACGCTGAAGCGGAAGTCGGTTCGACTGTTAAATACTCTAAGTTTTTGGAGTTTGGCACGCGTGACATGGATGAGCGTCCGTGGCTTAGGCCAGCAGTAAAGAAAGCGGGAAAGCGATTCGAGCAGCGGATGTTTGATAAACTAGGCGGCAGACGCACGCGGTTGAACAAGTTTATGAGAAAGGGAGCGCGAGGTGATTGAGTTACAGACGGCCTTATATCAGCGCCTGACTGGTGAGCTTGCCGTGCCGGTATATGATGCGGTTCCGCAAGCGGTGGACTCAGGCGATAACAGCGCGTTTCCGTATGTCACCATTGGCGAGGATTCGGCCAGTGAGTTTGACACAGACACGAGCACCGGATTTGATACCAGCGTCACCATTCACACATGGTCGCGGTACAGAGGCAGGCGAGAGGTCAAGCAAATCCAGCAGGCGATATATGATGCCCTGCACTTGCATGATCTTTCGGTTAGCGGCTATCACACAGTGATGGTCTTATTCCAATCGGCGGACAGTTTCATGGATGCCGATGGCATCACACGCCACGGCGTTTCAATCTTTCGTATAGTAACAGAGGACGTATAACATGACAGCAGAAATCGGGCGCAGTTATTTGGTCAAAAAAGACACCACGGCACTGGCTGGGGTTCGGACTAAATCACTTTCAATCAATCACGAGCCTGTGGACGTAACCACAGATGATGAGAACGGCTTTCGCACTTTGCTTGCTGAGGTCGGTGAGTCATCATTTGAGTTGACCGTTGACGGCGTAACCAAAGACAGCACATTGTTTGACGCGGCTACCACGTCAGCATCAAAGCTGTTGACTGACGTAAGCATCGAGCACCCCAACGGCACGATCACTGGTGACGTGTACTTGGCAAGCTATGAAGAAACCGGCGCATACAACGACGCCATCACATTCTCGGCGACATTCCAGTCGAGCGGTGAGTGGACAGTCGCGGCCCCGAGTCCTTAAGCCATGCCTAAAACAGTCAGCATGAAACTGGCGGGCGCAAGCTATGACATGCCTGCCAGCTACAAAGTGGCGCGGGAAATCAGCCAAGAGGTTGGCGACCCGCTCAAAATGGCGATGGCAGCAGAGCGCGGTGATATCCCGTTTGGCTTTGATGACGTGGTCGGCATCATCCACATTGGTTGCAAGGCCGCTGGATGCGGTTTGAGCCGTGATGATGTTGGCGATGCGGTGATGGAGGCTGGGTTCACCAAGTCGCTTGAGACTGCGGCAGAGCTGATCGGGTTTATTGTGGCGGGCGGGCCTGCCAAACCCGTTAAGGCAAGCAGCGGAAAAAAGTCGAAAGCTGGCTGACCTTTGTCAAGTCATGCTACGGCGTGGCTGTGACTCAGTGGCATATACAGCCATCCGAGTTTTGGGCGATGGACGCAGAGGAGTGGTGGTGGCTGTTTGACACTGCCCGCGAGGATGACACAACAAGCCTAGATGAACAGGCGCTTGAGGAGTGCTATAACCTGATATGAGTAATTTTGAACTATTTGCCAAGATTGGCGGTGATTCGTCTGACCTGCAACGGTCGTTGACGCGCGCACAAAAAGCCATTGGGCGCACAGGCAGTGCGTTCAAAAAAATAGCAGGCATTGGCGTTGCGGCGTTTAAGGGCTTGGGCCTTGCAGCGGGTGGTGCGGTCGCTAGCTTGGGGGCCTTGACTCGTTCTGGCTTGCAGTTTATTGACAACCAAGCGAAGCTGGCGCGAGCATTAAATACGTCTACTGAATCATTGCGGGGCGTGCAAATTGCGGCTGAAGAAAGTGGCTTGCGCGATTTTGATATGTCGCTTGAGCGCCTTATTAGACGGCTAGGGGCTGCCGAAAGAGGCTCAGCAGAATATGCCAAGGTTGTTGAGCAAATTGGCTTAAATGCCGCCGACCTTAATGATCTTGAGTTGGATGAGCGCTTGGCAACGATTGCTGATGCTTTTCGCGATTCTGGTATGTCAATGCAACAGGCAGCAAGGGCCGCGCAAATCTTAGGGTTTGAGCAAGCCAAGGCCGCTACATTCTTTATGCGCGGTGGCGATGCAATACGCGAAACAACATCGCGCGTTCGTGAGTATGGCAACGCAATCAGCGACATTGAAGCGTCAATGATTGAAAAGACAAATGATGCTTTAAACGAGTTAAAGCAGGTATTTGAGGGCATCAGAGTTGAGCTTGCTTTCCAGCTTGCCCCGCTTTTAAAGGGCGCTGCGGATGAAATTATGCGGATGGGCCGAGAAGCTGGCGGCTTTAGACAGCTTGCGCGGCCTGCGGTTGAGGCGGTTGTTGATGCCGTTGTGGTTCTTGGTGAGGGGCTTATTAAAGCGCGCAGGCTGTTAATTGAGTTATCTTTGTCGTTTTCGGAGTTTCTTGATAGTATCGACAACCTCCGTGATTTGGGTTTTAAGCTTAACCCATTTGGAACCGAGATAAAGTTTATAACAGAAAGCATAGAAAAGTTTGTGTATTCAAGTGGCGAAGCAAGCGAAAGAACAAGAGGTTTGCAACAGGCTTTAGGCGAAATATCGAAATCCGGAAGCTTTAGAGAGTGGGTTGCTACGCAAAGAGAGGGATTAAAGGCGCTTGCAGCTGACACCGCAAACGCTACCAACAAAATAACACAAGCCGGACAGGTTCCGTTTATGTTGCGTCGGCAGACTGATGAGCCTCCTGAAATGTTGCAACGCGGGCCAGAGAAGCCACAAACTGACTTTATCCCTTGGTGGTTAGAGCAATACGGAAAGATGAAAGAAACTGCTCAGAAATCTTTTTCTGATATTGAGCAGTTTGGTTTGCAAGCCGCTCGAAACATTCAGGATTCTTTTGCTAGGTTTTTAATGGATCCATTTAAGGACGGGTTAAAAGGCATGCTGCAATCGTTCGCCAAAATGCTTAACGAAATGGTGGCTCAGCTTATCGCCAAGAAAGCGCTGACCTCGTTCTTTAGCAGCTTTGCCGATGGGGATGGCGTAATGGCTGACATCGCCAAAGCGTTTCTTGGCGAACGCGCAACAGGCGGGCCGATGATGGCACGTCAGCCGTACATGGTGGGCGAGAAAGGGCCAGAGCTTGTCGTGCCAAGCAAGTCCAGCTATGTCGTGCCCAACAACAAAATGAGCGGCGGCGGTGGC